TCGTGTTTCATGTGGTCGATTGGTCCGCGGCGATCTTCAATCCGTCGTTTCCATATCGGTTCGCACACATGGGTATCGCATCGTTTCTGACCGGAGCGTTTGTTGTTGGTGGTGTGTCGGCAATGTATATGATTCAGGGTCGTGATACGCTGATTCATCGTAAGGCACTCTCGATGTGTATGTGGCTCATTCTGATTCTTGCGCCGGCACAGATCGTAATGGGTGATTTCCATGGACTGAATACTCTTGAACATCAACCCGCAAAGGTCGCTGCGATGGAGGGTAACTGGGAGACGAGTTCCAATGTACCGTTGTTGCTCTTTGCCATTCCCGATCAAGAGAATCAGATCAACCACTTTGAGATTGGTATTCCGTCACTTGCATCGATCATACTGAAGCACAGTCCCGACGGTGTAGTGCCAGGAATGGATATACTACCACGAGACGAACAACCACCCGTTGCCGCGGTGTTCTGGTCGTTTCGTGTGATGGTCGGAATCGGTATGCTGATGCTAATCGCAGGTCTCCTTGGTCTGTTGTCGAGGTGTATCGGTTGGTTATATACTCCGAATCCGTTCCACTACTTTATGACCGCGATGATTCCCGCACCGTTCATTGCGGTGGTCGCAGGATGGTTCGTGACAGAGATGGGACGATCACCGTGGCTCGTCTATGGTATGATGTCGTACTCCGAGGCAATCACTCCGTCACTCACGAGTGGTCTTGCACTTACCAGTCTGATAGGATTCAGTCTTGTGTACGCCGTGGTGTATGCTTCCGGACTCGTATACATAGTCAAAACAGTAAAGAAGGGTACAGAAAATGATTAAGTGTTTCGCCTGCGACGTATCGTTTAAGGTCGAGTTCGAGGAGGCCGATGCGGACGCACGTTTTTGTCCTCACTGTGGTCAGGAGACCATCGACGACGTTCAGCTGATCGAGGACTATTCGGTCGACTCACAGCTGTTCTATGACGGCGAAGAGGACGGTCTCTCCTAGCAGTAGTAGCCTTATCGACCACCCCCATAAATACAAACATGGGACAGTGGTTATATCAAGGTGAAGCGTACGAACCCGATGCGGATGTAGTCTCAAAGGACTTTCCGTATCAGGGGTTCGTATACATTATAGAAAATCTGGCGAACGGTCGATCCTATATCGGTAAGAAGGGATTTACCTTTGGCAAGACGCGCCAGGTCAACAAGAAGAAGAAACGATTCCGTGCCGAGTCGGACTGGCGCGAGTACTACGGATCGTCCGAATCCCTCCTCAGTGACGTCGAGCACTACGGACGAGACAAGTTTCGTCGAACCATCCTTCACCTCTGCCGTTCCAAGGGAGAGGCATCCTACCTCGAGGCGTACGAGCAGTTCAGTCGCAACGTTCTACTACGAGACGACTACTACAACACGTGGATCTCGTGCCGCGTACGCAACTCTCATCTTAAGCTACTCCGTGAGGACTATTCCTGCGAGGAATAGAGTTTGTTCCTGAATTGATCAAATAAACCATTTACATACCACATGGATGGTAGTATAATGGTATCAACAGTTAAGGAAAGGAAGGACTATATCATGACGACGACTACTAGAATCACCACTGCCGAACTCCTCAAGCAGTACGAGAAGGCAGTGATTCGGTTCCATACCACATCGGTCGAGGATCCAAAATCAGACGAGCTCGAGCTCGAGTGCACTCGCCTCGAGGGTATCGGTGCTAAGCGTGGCCGTGGCGTATTCGCAGCCATGGAACGCATCATGAACGATATCACCATGGAACTGTAATAAGAATGACTGAACAATAGAATGGAGACTTATTATGAGAGTAGAGTACGCAGACACGTGTGAGATCCACAACACGGATCGTGGTAAGATTATGATAGTCGAGGTTCTTGACTTTCAGCCACAGAAAAAACTTGTTGTATCAGTGCAGCGGTCAGTAAAAGTGACTCTGCCATACAACGAGTTTCATAATGTATACATAGGATCAATGGCGGGCATGGAGTTTACCTCTAACGGTCCACAAGAATTTGAAACCAGAGGCAGTAGATAATGTTCGGAATCTTTAAAATCATAAAGCTGTTATGGAGTCTGGTCGATCCCGCAAAGAATGCATTATCGAGTGCACCGCTCGAATGGAAGTATCTTGTAACCAACGTACTTGCCTTTATGTGGTGCGTCTCGTTTGGTATCTATGTCGGAGAGTACGTTATGATCGGCTACTCGATCATCGGCCACATTGCTCTGATTACTATGTGCTTTGTCACTTACTGGGCCATGACTTATAGTAAACGGCAATTTGACAACAAGGGTGATATCAATTGATCATAGTTGACTACAACGGAATTGCAATCTCATCGGTGGTCGTACAGAAGCTCGCCATCGAAGAGAATATGATTCGACACTTTATTCTCAACACACTACGAATGTACAACAAAAAGTTTCGTAAGGACTACGGTCAGATGGTCATTGCGTGTGACTCGTCGACGTGGCGTCGTCAGTACTTTCCGAACTATAAGTTCAAGCGCCGTGAGGGTCGTGAGAAGGACGAGACCGAGAAGGCCAACTGGGATGAGATCTTTCGTATCATCAACAAGATTCGCGATGAGATTCAGGAGAATCTTCCGTATCGTGTAGTGAAGGTCGATGGTGCAGAGGCCGATGATATCATTGGTGCATTGACTCTTGAGACTCAGGAGTTCGGTAAACACGACGACGTAATGATCGTGTCCGCCGACAAGGACTTCGTTCAGTTACAGAAGTACAAGAACATCAAGCAGTTCTCACCGATGCAGAAGAAGTTCGTGACCGAAAAGAATCCAAACACGTATCTGTTCGAGCATGTGCTCAAGGGTGATTCTGGTGACGGTGTACCGAACGTACTGTCTGGTGATAACGTATTCGCCGAGGGTATTCGTCAGACGCCGGTCACTCGTAAGAAGCTAGACTACTGGGCAGAGAACGCTCAGCATCTAGAGTCTGTTATGGAACCAGAGATCTATCGTAACTATATGCGTAACAAAAAGCTAATCGATCTCGAGGAGATACCCGAGGACCTTAGGGCTGAGATAATAAATACATACGAGAGTCAGGAGGACACACCGAACAATCGAGTCCTCAAGTATCTGATCTCTAAACGTTGTAAGAATCTAATCAGTGACATAGAGGATTTCTATTAAAATGGCCGTGAACAAGATTAAGAACATGAGAGTGGACGACATTCTGGATCGAGTCTCATCAGCAAAGACTCGTAAGGAAAAGATCGAGGTCCTACATACATATAACAATCGTGGACTACGCGACGTGCTCAAGGGTGCTTTTGACGATACGATTCAGTTTAATCTACCCGAGGGCGAACCTCCGTACGAGAAGGGATCGGAAAAGACATACGCCACGACTCTGATGAAACAGTCAAAAAAGTTTACTTACTTTGTCAAGACCGAGAGTAAACCGACCGCGGGTGCAAAGGTAGAGACCATCTTCATCAAGATGCTCGAGTCGCTTCATCCGAACGAGGCGCAGATCGTAGTCTGGATGAAGGACAAGGAACTTGCGAGTAAGTACAAGGGTCTGACCAAGAAACTTGTGACCGATGCGTTCCCTGGCCTGATTGTGGAGTAGAGTTTTACATTCTCACGAAACTGTGATATAATAAGATAGTAGTCAGGACGGGGGTATATACCAGTGGCATTCCGTGATATTTGGATTATTTCAGATACACATTTTAACCATAAGAATATTCTCAACTTTCGTAACCGAAGAACGAATGAGTTGGTTCGTCCAGGATTCCATACGATAGAAGATATGAACGAACATATTATTGATCGATGGAACTCCGTAGTTAAAAAGGGTGATCTGGTGTATCATCTTGGCGACGTATTCTTTGGTCCACAGGAGAAGTACCTTCCGATTCATAAAAGACTGCGTGGATCAAAAAGACTCATTCTAGGTAATCACGACAACGTTCGATTCTTTGCTCAGTATGAGCTATTCGGTAAGATTCAGATCTGGGAACCCTTGCAGAAGTACGGTATTCTGTTATCTCATATTCCACTCGAACAAGATCAGTTAAAACGCGAGTCGAATGGTCTATTAAACGTTCACGGTCACATTCACGAGAAACCATCTCCGGAAGGACCATATAAATGTGTATGTGTCGAACAGACGAACTATACTCCGATACACATCGATGAACTGAGGACTACATGATCGATCATCAATACGATAAAGACAACGAACCTCTAAGTGGGACCGAACGCGAACAGTTCGAGGTACTTAAGAAGATGTTTTTCCACAGAGTACCAGAGCGAATGCCGGACACATACTTCATCTGCGGTGATGGTGGTGAGACGGACGATGACATGTTACCAGAGTACATCTTTGTTTGTCCGGCATATGGCGTCGGTTGGTCGATAGCATACAAAAAGGTGGATAACAATGCTGTTTAGACCAGATGACGAGATTCGAATCGCGATAGACCGTTGGTCGGTTAAAGAAGTGACGAGTCTGCACTTAGATACTACTCGACATCTCGTTGGTATCGTCGATGGTTTCGGTCGTGTATGTTCTCCGATCCAGAACTTCGATCCGAACACAATGGAAGCAACGACTCGATCCGGAAAGACCTATGAGCTGTGCGGTGAACCGGGTATCGCATCGGACGCAGAGTACGTCTTTACACAGTGGTGTAGGCTCAATGAGATCGATGAATACACCGACGTAACGAACGAATATCTATTTACAACCTCAGAGTAATTTGGTATAATAGACTTACTATGAATATATTTTACATTGATGAATGCCCACGCACCGCTGCTCAGATGCAGTGTGACAAACACGTCGTCAAGATGGTGATCGAGTCTGCTCAGATGTTATCGACCGCCCATCGTTTGCTTGACGGTATCGAGTACTTTGACCAGACGTCCAATGGCCGAAAGATTCGTCGTTGGCGTCTCGAGGATATGCGAGAGAACATTCTGTACAAGGCGGTTCATATGAATCATCCGTGCACGATCTGGACTCGTAAGAACTCGGCTAACTATCTCTGGCACTACGAGCACTTCGTTGCACTCTGCGACGAGTTCACTCATAGGTATGGTAAGACTCACGCAACGGACGCTCAGTTACGTCATTCACTCTCTGAGTTGCCGAACAACATTCCACACACAGACGAGATTACTACACCGGCTCTCGCGATCGAGGAATCATGTAAGGCAGAGAGCGATCCTGTCGAGTGCTACCGTCGGTTCTACGAGACGAAGCAAAAACGGTTCTCTATGCAGTGGTCAAAACGCCACGTACCCGAGTGGTTTCACTTCTACGATGAGACGTATGTACTATGAATGTTAACATCGGCAAGTATCGCCATCACTACAACACTGCTCGCATCGAGGACTGGTGGCTAGGATTTCATCACGGCACCGATGGGTCAATGATCGATGAATCCATGTACACAACTCTTGATTACGGTGTAATCGCACTGCTCGATGGTG